GGGCTCCAGCTATGACTGGTGCTTGGTGCTTAGATGGAGTCTGGAGAGGTCCGCTTAATAATGTGGTCCGTAAGCTTGGTAAAATTAGAAAGTCACTCGATGTTAATCTAATGAAACAGGTAACAGACTGTTTAACTAAGCGTATTGTGACTGGTTTAAAAGCCAAAGGTGTACAACGATTACATCCAGTTCCATATGAGGTAGCCGTTAACGGTGATCCCGACAATTTCTATTGTCGGGCCATGACAATGTCTACTTCCTGCGGATTTACGTTCCCTGGAAAGAAGGGAAAATGGATGGATTCAGTCGAACTTTCTTTTAAGAAAGATTCTAAATTGCCGAAACCAGAATTAAGGGAGCAAGTGGTAGAGATACTTCGAGCGTATGAAAATTGTGAAGACGCAATGCCATTGATTGGAACTCAATTAAAAGATGAACCAAGATCTTATCAAAAGATATTGAGTAAGGAAACTAGGGCTTTTTATATGGGTCCTGTTGACCATTTGATCGTTTGCCGAATGTTCCTCATGAGTTTTTACGCTTGTATGGTGGAACATGGAGAAGTCTTTTGCTCTGCAATTGGTATTAATATGCAATCATCTGACGTAGATAAGTTTATGGAAAGATTGTATAATTTTACTAGTCATTTCATGGAGGGTGATTTACGTGGTTTTGATACCGACATGCCTTCTGATATTGGTTTGGCGTCTAATACTGTTACATATAATGTACATAAGGAGATGGAGTATGGTGATGATGCTCTGGTCTACTTACAAGGTATTTTAAGTGATGAACTTGCTCCAACAGTAGTTACTGAAGGTGTAGTATCTATTACTCCTGGACATATAGTTTCTGGTAAGTATGGTACTGCAGAGAATAATACCTTACGAAATCTGATTATGTTGCTATATTTTTGGGCTTGGTCAATAATTGACCGCCCAGAGTACACCATGGATGATTTCTGGATTAAAGTCCTACCCGCTCTTTTTGGAGATGATAATCTGACTGGAGTCAAAGAAGAGATTTCAGAATGGTTTAATAATGTTACCTATAAGGCGTTTGTTAAGGAACATTATGGTATGGACTTTACCAACTCGAAGAAAACAGATGAGATTGAGCCCTTTGTGGATGCTCTCTCAGTAAGTTTTCTTAAACGCACTTTTCATTTTAATGAACATTTACAGCATACAGTTGCTCTCCTAGAGCCTGATTCGCTCATGAAGACAGTTTGCTATTGTCTACCCAGTAGAACAGCAACTTTTCAAGAGCAGATGTTGGATTCTTCTCAGTCTGTTCTTAGGGAATTCTTTTTTAGAGATAGTCCCAATGAATTTGAATTGAGGAGAAGACGGTTTGCTAATGTCTTAAGTGAAAAATTTGGAATTCCGTTCATAGATGTATTGAACTATTTTCCTACTTATGACCAGATTAAAAATCAGGTCTACAATCAAAATCCTTCCGCACTCACTGACGCTTTAGATGTTACGACAGGTGAGAAGATCAAGAGGTTCTTAATCTCCGACGAAGTAGTTGGAGAGGTAGATGTGCAGGAGCAATTGCCTCCCACCCGGCACACCCCTGGAGACAGGGAATAGGGGAGAAACATCGACTCTGTTTATTTAATAGGTTAACAATTAGCGGAGTTTAAACCCACGACCTGGTATCAAAGAAATCCTTCTAAAATCGGAATATTCAGACTTTCCTCCTGGATTCCGTAGAATATTTGAGGAAACTGAAGATCTAGATCCAATCACTGGAAATCCTTTGATTGATTCTTTAGATCTTGTATCCCTTCTTGAGTATCCCTCATTGAGAAAAGGCAAATTAGCCTCTCTTTGGGAGAAAAGGAAGAAAGCCTTGAGTCTGCTGCTTGATTTGCAGCTGACTCATGGCAAACTACTCCGCATGTACAAAAAGAAACACCAGAAAATGGACACTAGAATGTCTGCTGGTAGTTTTGGTAAAGCAGTAGTTGCAGAATCAGGTGAGC